CTTCCCAATTTTTACCTTTTAAACGTTTTCCATTTTTATCTTCACCTCTAGACTTGGATTTTAACCATAAAACTCCAATACGATCTATTTTTTTACCATAACATTCTTCATAACATTGAGCATATATAGCACTTTGCAAATCATATGTTGTTTGTAAATGGTTAGATGTTTTAAAATCTATAATCCATCGTTCCATTTTACCGTCTATTTCAATTTCACATACTAAATCGCAGGTACCTGCTACTTGTATTTCATCTGAGAATAAATGTACTTCTGCTTCTATTAATGTTGGGTTATAAGTTTCCCAAAAATCTACAAATCTAAGGAACATTTGCCATACATGAGTAGGCATTTTAGGATTTCCATCATCGTACAAGAATTTTATTTCTTTACCGTTTAACCAGTCTTCAATCATTTCATGCACTAATGTTCCTTCTTCAGCTGCTTTCTTAACAATCCATTCTGCACTATATCCTACTTTTTTAAGCCAGTCTTCAAAATACTTACCTTTTGGGTAAGAACTTAAAACATGAGTTACTGAAGGGTAGTACTTACCATTACGTCTATAATACCTAGAATCAGGCATTGTAACTTGCTGATAATCATCTGAAATTTCTAATAGTCTCTTGTATGATTTTTTGATCATATTGATAGTTTTTGTTCCATTAAGTCATAGTAGGTCAATGGAACTGTGTTTTGTATAAGTTTAGTGAAATTTTCGAAACCCATTTCACTCGGGTCCTTATCTTGCATATCTACAAGATAGACTTCTTTACCTTCCGCCATTAACCTCTCGCAGAATTTTAAAGCTTGTTTAATTGCATCCCTATCTAATGCAATATAAATTTTATCTACTACAGATGTAACTATCTTTTTCATTAAGCTACTCTGTATGTTTTTCCCCAATAATGAGATTGCGTTTCTTTTTATAGCCATAGCATCAAATAGTCCTTCACATAAAATAATTGGTATGTTCCAATTAATTAAATGTTCATTAGGTACTATATCTCTACTTGCTGATGGGTTTCTGTATTTGACATATGGTTCTTTTTCAAATGAACGAGCAGTAAAGTAATTTAATCTACTATCTGCATCATATGTTGGTAATATAATCATGTTTTTATATAAACCTTCTTTACAATAACCTATATTATACTTTATAATATCGTATTTACTCACGTGTCTATTTTTTAAGTACGCAAGCGCGTGTCTAGCCATAATATCGCTAGTATCAACGTTATTTAGGCTAATATATTCGGTAGGTAATACAACACTAGATACAACTTGTGTGTCTTTTATTGATTTAGATGTTTTAACAAGTGATTTAAGTTCTGTAAACTTTCCTACTTCTGCTTTTAATTGTCTAAATAAATTGTATATAGTAGTACCTCGCATATCACAAGCCCAACAATGCCAAGGATTTTTACCTTCGCGATTTTCAGTTAAATTAACTTCTAACTTAGGTTTGTGATGATTACAAAAAGGACAATGGTAAGCATAGTTGTTTCGAGCAGTTGCTTTGCCCGAACCCAATACTGAATTCACTAACGTAACCAATAATTGATTTACCATATATGGTAATATATGAAACTATTTTCGCTCCTTCACGAGATCTTCAAATTCAATGTCTTTTAAATCTTTTGTAAAAAATTTACCTAAAATGTTATCATTAAAAAATTCATCTGGTTTTTCTAACACTTGATAAAGCATTTGGTATTTAATTTCAAAATAGGTCATTGATTTTTTATCAGGGCACATTTTTAAAATTGTACGTTCGAATTCATCTTTTTTGCCTTCTAATAGTAATTGTTTAATATCTTTTTGGGAACCATAGTAGTTTATCCAATCCGATTCTTTAACTTCTAATTTGTAGGTAGGACGACGTCCAACAATTCCAGTTAATGCAGCTAACTCTTTTTTGCCAAGTCGCTTTTTTTTATTATGAAATAAGACTTTTTTCCCAATATATGATTTTCCAGTGGGTTTGTGTGTAACTATATAAACGAAACCGAATGTATTTTCTGGAAATTGAGTAATGTCCCCTATTTTATGTGTTTTATAGGTCCAACTCATGTTTTTATTTTAAAGTTAATAATTAATATAACTAAAAACTATTAAATTGACAAGTAATTTTAACCTGCTGATATTTTTAATGTACCACTATCGTTCCATACTTGACCAACATTAGTTGGATCAGATGTAGGTAAACCTCTCATTATTACAATTGAAGCTCCTGCTCCACCACCATTAGATCCACTTACTGTAAGATTATTAACATGGGTTGTACAACTAGCGTGAGATGTAATATTTGCGCCAATAACAAATGAACATGCATGAGTTATAGTATTTTCATCACCAGCTAAGATACCACTACTTGTTCCAGTTTCTGAAATTTGATTTTTACATCCTGCTCCAATAACTGCCCTAGAAGCTGTAAGATTATTGCAAAACCCACTTACTATTCCACTATGAGTAGATGTTACCATTGTAGGACGATTAATGCGATTGCATTCTCCCCCAACAATAACACTTTTTGCTGTATTCATGTAATTAAACTGTCCTCCCCCTAAAAAAGAACATTGGGTGTTAAGAGTTAGTTCATTTACATTTCCACCTACTAACCCATTTTGGTCACCATAATTACAATTTGATCGACCAGAACCTAAAAATGAATAAGAAGCTGCTAATTGATTTTTACATCCACTTCCTATAAAACTAGCAAAAGCTGATGCTGAATTTTGTAGACCCGCACCTATACCAGATGAATTACCAGAAATACAATTTAATGAACCTCCACCTATAAAACTACAGCAAGAATTAGTACCAACAATATTATTAGCACACCCCCCAGCTATAGTTGCAAAATCAGATTTATTAGCTATACAATTTAATTTTCCACCTGCTATTACAGAACCAGTACTATTAGTAACATTAAAACATCCACCTCCAATAAATGAACGACATGCTGATGATGTATTTTCTGTTCCTCCAACAACTGATGCAGCATGACCTGAAATATAATTTTTATTCCCTGCTCCAATAAAAGAAGTTTGACCATCTATATTATTACTGTGCCCAGCTACAATAGCTGATATTGCATTTGAAGAAGAATTCTTAAAACCCGCTCCAACAAAGCTCCATGCACCCGATGCTAAATTACATAAGCCGCTAACAACACCACCACAAGTACCAGTTACTTGGTTTTGATCACCACCTCCTATAACACCACCACTAGCATTGACTTTATTTTTGTTACCACTCCCAATAAATGTAAAATCACCTGAAGATGAATTATTTACACCTCCAACTATTACGGAACAACCCCCTGAAGCTGTGTTTAGAGTACCTGCACCTATAAAGGATTGATCAGCTGAGGCACTATTAGATGAACCTCCAGTAACAACAGCAAAATTTCCACCGGCTTTATTACTACCAAATTTAGCAGGTACTATATTATTATCATTTGAACTAGTAGTATAAACTTCATTAGCACCATCTCCATCATCTATACTAGAGGTATTCATTTTAAATACTTGACCCGTGCTTGCATCATAAGATAAAACAAAAGGTTTAGTTGAAGTAGATAATTCTGCTACTTCTATTTTAGCAGAACCTGATAAAGTAAAAGAACCTGATAAAGTTATATCGTAATCTTCTACACCTGTAAAAGCGTCAACAGATTGAGAAACGTGCCAAGATTGGATTACTTCTCCCTGTCCTATTTGTGATTCATAATTTAATACTTTTGCCATATCCTAAATTGGTTTATTATAAATATGTTTATCTATCTATATTTATTAAAATTGTTGTATCTGTTGTTCTAGATGTTGGTAAAGGTTTAGCTAACTTACCTATAGCTAATAATTCATAATTATGGTTATACATACCTATTGTAGTAATATATGGATCAAAATATGAACCAGTAAATTCATCATATAATTTACCTCCACTTCCAGATAATACAGTTGGGTTTAAACTATAATTAAATTCGCTTTCCCCTAAAGTACATTTATATTGTGTTTCAAATAATTTATATGAACTAGAGAATGAACAAGTTATATTAACAAGTTCTATAAAATTAGAAATAAATCCTAATTCATCCCTTAAAGCTCCTCCATATAAACTATAACCATATGTAGCAGCCCCATACGCAGATCCTGAAGGGTCAAATCCTCTAACTATATCATCTGTTATTATAGCTATACCATGTTGATATATTACATTACCTACATAAGATAAATCTCCTACATTACCTATAAAATTAGGATCACTATCATCCATTAATAAACGTCCTTGTCCATCATCAATAATAGTACCACTTACTGGGCTTTCTATTCTTATAGAATTAGGTTGGATATAATCCCCAAATAATTTTGAGGGGAATGAAATTACTCCTATAGGAGAATTACTTGCAGTAGGGAAAAGTTTATTGGGATAAACAGTATTTTGTTCGTAATTATAATGATTAGTTTGATATCCAACTCCTCTTAATATTCCATCTAATCCTTTACTAGCAGTATTAGCATTAGAAATAAATCCATCATTACCAAAAAGATAATTAGAATAGTAAAGATGTTTTACTGAATCATAAATTAAAGTTTGTGGGACTTGTTGGTCTCTGATTTTGCCAGTAAGAAAACTTCCAGAAGTTAAATAATTTCCTTTTTTTCCTAAAAACCTATCAATACCAACATCAGACCCAGTTAAGGCATTTCCCTGAAATGTAAAACCCTTATTTACCTCTAGGGGAGATATTATTATGTCCTGTGAGTTGAATTGTTTGAAAGCCGCCATTCATCTTAAAAATCTAATTTAACTCTAATAAGTGCTTCTTTTGTAAAGTCTTTTACTAGAGGTCTTGATAATTTAGCCACAGCTAATAATTCATTACTATCATTATACATTCCTACTGTTGTAGCATAGGTTTGTGGATTATTAATAAAGTAGTTATATATTACTTCACCAGTTGATCCTGAAATATATGATGGATTTTCTGAATAATTAAACTCTGCATTTCTTGCTCTTACAAATACATAATCAGATGTAATAGTTTCTTGTGAATTTAATTGAAAAATTTCACCACCTGAGTTTCCACTAGAAGATGATATATGAACATATAATTTGGTTGGATTATCACCATTTGTATTTTCAATTACTGAGGTTGATAATCCTATTCCTGCACCATTATTAATACCTGAAGCACCTGGAATTGAAGAGTCATCTAAAGCATTTGCATTTAATAATATTGTTGAAATATCTGGGAGGAATAAACCATAAGAACCTGTGTAAGAGTATCCATTTCCATTATGAGGTGAACCATCTGAGCCGCTAATTACATTATAAGCTCTTTGAGTACCATAATAAGTAGGTAAACTTACATATCCTGAGTCATCTGTTAAATGTAAAGCCCCTATATTGTCTTGACTACTAGATAATACTAAATTAAAAGAACCTGGTAATAATTTTTCTTTATATCTTGCTCTTTCAACACTTAAAACATAAAAATCATTATCATTACTACCTGTAGAAGTAGGACCCCATTTAAAACTTGAAAGTTCATCTTCTAATATTAATGTTCTGTATTGTCCATATATAGATCTAGTTGCTGTTCTACCAGATACAGATGAATCAAATCTTAATCCACCCCCACCATTTTTATTAGCATATGCAATAGCAAATTGAACAGCAGAAGTTGAATCATCTGATCCCGTTTGAAATACATTAAGATAATATGGTCCCGAACTACCTTCTCTTTGAATAGAAGAAGTAAAATAATTATTTAAGGTCACACTTTGATTTGACCAAACAGTAGAAGTTACTGTGTCAGCACTTACTACAAAATCTTCTGGATCGAATTGTTTAAAGCCCATATTATGTTATTTGGTTTTGAGTTATTGTTACTGGGATTGTTAATCTAGCTCCACTATCTAATCCAACTACTGTAAGTGTTGTTCTTAACGTGGTTTGATTTAATCCAAATAAAGTATTTACAGTGGTGGCAGTTATATTAAACTGTGTTCCAATTACCGTTTTAGACACATTAGTGCCGATGGTATCTATTGAGGATTGGTTAGCAGCTGTAGCAGCATTACTATTAACTCCTACACCATTATATTGATTAAGTAAACGCACATCTCCAATTGTTGCCGAGTAACCCGAGCTTTCAAATGTTTGAGCATTACCTAAGTAATTTAATGTTTGTGGAGTAATCGCTAATTGAGCTCCTTGTTTTAAAGTTATAGCACCATATCCTAAATCTAATACAGGCAATTTTGCTGTACCTCTAGGTAAAGTTACTAATTTATACTTCATTATTTGTTGTTCATCCGGAAATGCTTCTAATAAAGGCATGTTATCAATTGCTTCACCATAATAAGCAGAACCTGATGGGTGAATTGGATTATACAAAGTATAATCTATTTCATCATCAGCTAAAGCATATTGAGTGATTCTAAAAGAACCATCATTTTTAGCTAATAACTCTCTTCCCTTCTTGGTAAGAATAGCATCAACTGTTATTACTGAATTGTTTAAATATCCCATTTTGTTATATAATTATATGTTATAAATATGTTATTTTTTAAGATGTTATTATTCCTTTACTAATTAATTCATTTACTAATATAGAGGCACTATTTTCTAATAGTTCTGTTGGAAAATCAGGATAAAGAATACCAGGTGTTGATGAAGCTGATAGGTTAGTTCCATAAGGGAAAGTACTACCTAAATAAACACTATTGGCATTAGGTATTTTTCTTCTTATTAAAAAGAAATTCAAATCTACTCCACTAGGTACATCTTTATTTAATATTATTTTTAATCTTCCTACTTTCTTTCCTTGATACCACTCTATATTATCAGATGGTTTAATTACTTCTTCTATAGTATAAGTATAGTTTTCATTATTTGCAAATCTTATTTCATCTCCTTTTTCTAATTGTAAAGGATACACTATATCATCAAATTTAGTACCTGGTGGTTCTAATCCTGTTGGAAATATATCGGATTCACCAGGTGTATAAGGTAAATTTCCTTGATAAAATTCTGCGCCATACGCTTCATTCATATTAGAGGAAGACATTACTAATATTTTTTGTGATATAATATCACCATATTGGAAAGAAGGGTTATTATCAGAACCTGTAAAAATCCAAAAGGGTGCAGTAGATCTATTATCAGTACTGAGTAAATGATCTAACGCCCCATATGAAGTTATTCTTGATGGGGTATGTTCTCCTTGAAATAAATTTGGGAAAAATGCAGCATCCGGTTGATTCCCTGCAGAAGCTCTTTTTGCACTACCCGATAGTTCCCAATGAATTTTATCATTACTTTTTATAATATAATCATTTTCTGCTTCTATAGTCCAAATAAGTGCTAAAAAATCTGAGTTTCTATATTGTGCATCTCCACCATTAAGGTATACACCTTTATCCCTTAAAAAATGATACATTTCCCAATCCAAAGTCATTGTCATAGTTTGATCTTCTTTTAATTGGAAATTTGTACTTTCTTTATAAGGCCATGAATTTCTATAATTATAAAATTGATTGTTTTGGTTAAACTTTTCTCCTAAAAACCCTAACCAACTTTGCTTTATCACTGAACCTAATGGTTGGATTGATCCATCTCCTTTTTGTATTGACAATTTAACATCTTTTACTTTAAAAGGTAAATTTAAACTACCACTCTTCATAGCCATAGATACACTCATTTCATTGCGTGTTCTATCTGTATCATAAATGTATGTAGTTGTAAATTGTGTTTCTAAAGTTAAACGTTGAGTATTATTTAAATCAAATCCATTAGGAGCTTCAGAAGTTGAAGCAGAATAAAATATTATTCCCGCAGTACTAGAAGTATTGTATGTGTTTACACCAGCAGCAGTTTTAAGTTGTAAATCTTGTGTAGGAGCGATTTTATATGAAAATGATCTTTGTTGTGTTACTGGGGCATTAGAAGCAGTACCAATTGCGGTAAAGGCAAATGAATCAAAGCTATTAGCATCATTATTGTCATATCTTGAAATTCTTCCTGATCCCGATAAAGGTATTGTACTAGAATAATTTCTACTACTTGTTTGTGAGTACATAATAGGTGCATAATAATTACCTACTTCTGATATCTCAAAATTTGAATTTAATGCTTTAAGTAGTTTATCTGATGTTTCTACTGCAACCGTTCCTCCTGCTTTTGGAGGATAAACTCTTTCAAATATAGTTCTACTTGTTCCCTCTAAAGCAGGTGGTAAAGCATTACCTTCTTCATCTATTAAATATTGAACATTTAATTTAATTTTATCATTAATATTTGGGTAAGGATCTTCAATTTGGTTAAAATATGAAAAATATGTTTTCCTTAAATCAATAGTAGGTAATTTTCCAAATGTTCCCTTATCCGTTGGACTCCATATATTATACTGTGCACTAGTACTTTTACTCCCATCATATCTAGGAATAATAGAACGAGCTGTAGAATAATTTGAATCTGGTACTGATGCTTTAGTTGCACTTCCGGATAAAATTTGTAAAAAATTTACGGGTGTTATAGATCCTGTTATATTATTATAAGACACATTCATTATATATGAACTGGGTCTGCTATTAATATAATTATTTAAAGTAGGTTGACAATCTAAAGCTAAATAGAAAGGTAAAATATTACCACCCTCTTCATCATTTATTCCAAAGAAATTAGACACTACTGAAGTATCAAGACTAGGTACATTATAATTACCATATGCCATTGGGAGGGATATAGGTGAAAATCTAGAAGGATGTGGTACTATACTATGGGTATATTCTGTTATAGATAAATTCATATTTAAACTTCTACTTATATCTACAGTAAGTCTAAAATTATCACTTGCTTCATATGGAAATCCTCCATATTGAGCTCCATAACGTGCTTCCCAAAGCAATTCACCCTCTTGATTACTAGCAGAAATAAATACTCGATTTAAGTTAACATCTATATTTCCATATTGTTCTATATCATTTGAATTTCTTAAGGAAAGAGATGCAGTCATTTCTTGATTTGACCCACTAGGTAAGTCATAAGATTGTGAAATTATAATCTTGCTACCAGTGTCTGATGTTGTTCCAAATGACATAATATTAACATCTCCAAAAAGATCAAAAATACCTTGTTGGGAACTTTGTCCACTTGCATAATTAAGAAATGCAAATTCTGTAAGCCATAATCCAGGTTCTGTAAAACTTCCATTAGGGTTACTACTACCTCCACCAAATTGATAAACATATCCATTTAAAAAGCCACTTAACCCACTTGAATTAATTGATTGGGTTGTAAATGCTGGTCCTTGTAGGAATAAATTTGGTTTTACATTAGGTATATTAGTAGGAAATTGAGGATTACTACCCGAATATTCTATAAAATACATATCTCCTACATTATTTATAGAAGAGCTAGGGGTTACTGTTGGGTGTAAAATATCTAAAATAGGGCTATCAGGGAACACAGCAGATAAACCTGGTCCACAAGATTGTGATTCTAATAAGTTTGAAGATGTAATTAAAAATTCTCCATCTGATCCCGTACGTTTTAAATGAGCTGTAAAATCAATAGTTGGCCATTCTTCAACTACTCTATTTCCTATAAACCATTGATTTTTTAAAAGAGTATTTTGCGTTCCTCTTATACCATATGTTTTATCTTTTACAGTTGTATCTGATGTTGTATCATCATCTAATACAATATCATAAGACGCAAAATTTGGAGATTGAGTAGAACCGTTTTCCAAATCAAGTCGTAATGGTCCTTTAAGTGTCTCCCACCCAGAAACTTCAAATTTAGTTAATTTATATGCAATATTATGATCATCTCCATCACCCCAAGCTACAGCTCTAAAAGATAGTCCGGTTGAAGTCATTTCGTTTATTGCTTCTCCATCATCAGAATTCCCTAAAAGTCCTGAAGATGAAATATGACCCGGTGTAGAAGCTTTACCGAATAAATTATTACTTAAATACCATACTGTATTAATATCAGGTGAAGAATCACGACACCATTCAATTGAAGCTGTAATATTAGCTGCTGATGAACAAGATAATTCAATAGATGCACTTAAAGAAAAAATTGTTGGGTTACCATATACTTTAGCAGTTAATGGAAAATTTGGATTTGTATCTGGTAACTGTACTGAAGCATTATAAACAAATGATGCAAGATCATGAGTATTTTGATTAGCTAATGAAGATAAAGGATTATCATAAATAGTTCCTAAGGGTACCGAATATATAGGAGTTTGCCCATCAATCAGTGCGATTGGATTTTCTATCCTTCCCATAGATGCACTATAACTTCCGTCTTCAATAGGGAAAAAGTTAAAAAATCCTGGCCCCGCTATTGCAGATGGGTTTATATTACCCCCTGGTGTATATGTGTTTATAGAATCTGTATTTTTTAAAGGTTCATTACTACCTCTAATACTTCCCGAAAGAGGTACTGGTTGGATTTCTGCTACATCATTTAAAGTTAATTCACTCCCCGAAAATTGTAAATATGGAAAATGGAAATCAAGTGAAGCAGTTCCTGGAATAAGTATTCTAGAATGTCCTCCTCCTGGTAAGCCTACCACCCCAGAACCGGAATTTCCTGGAATTAAGGGGTTTAAACCATTATCAAATACTCCATCTGGGAGTTGTATTATAGATGGGGATGGTTTAAAAGTTGTTCTTTTAAAATGTTTCATGAAATCCGTTTGCCATATTTGAAAGGGTTGTGGGGTTTCATTTGAAAATGGTACAGTATTTATCATTGCATCTGAAGGTGGGAAAACCCCTGACATTTTAAATCCTGTAAAAGTACTACCTGAATGATATAATCCTGATGCTGTTGCATTAAGATCTGCAGCAGAGGCACTATATTTTATAGAACCTGATATTGCCCATGGTATATTAGATGTTCTTGTTGGGCTATAAGTTCCATATCTCCCACCTTGTAGGTTCCAATTTTGGTCAGTTGCATCATATGTTGATCCTGTATCGAAAAAGGATAGTTCATCTTTTAAAACACCATTAAAGAATTTTAAAGCTTGAGTTTCTGTTGCTACCGCATTAGCAAAACCATATTTAGCATGTGAGTCAAGAGTATTATTTCCTTCTTTCATAAAATTTCCATGAGCTAGAAGACTCCAGTTTTCTGAACCTCCATCTACTGATGATGTAAATTCAGCATCGGGTTGGAATTTATCTATAGTAAGTAAAACATAATTAGGATTTAATAATATATCTGTAACTATATATTTTATTATTCCCTCAGTAAATTCTATTCTTAAATCTGGTATGCCTGCAAAATAATTTAATACAAAACGTCCATCTGCATCACGTGGTGATAATTTAATATATTTAACCCATTGTGCGCTCTCAATACCACTACCAATGCTTTTATATTCGGAATATATCCAAGCATCTCCCGATACTGGGTAGTTATTAATATCTAAAAATGAAGTTTCATCTACAGTACCATCATAAGGGTATCCATTACTAAAAAATAAGAAATTATAATCAACACCATCATCTGCTGGTTTTAAATAAGGGTCACAACCTGGGTTAAGATTTTGTCTAGTTACTTGAAGAGAAGAACCACTAAATATACCATCATAAAATTCATCCTGATTAGTTAATAATATGGTTCCATGATTTTGAAATGAGCCACTATTATTAATAGCATTAGCTACTGATCCATCTATAGATTCACTCCAACTTTGAGTTAAATTAAATCTATTAGATAATCCTAAAATTGAAGCTGAAGGAGACGTAGAAAGACCATTATATCTTTCAAAAGATCCTCCTGTTCCACCACTAAATCTATATATTGAAGATCCATTATTAAATTCATATTGACCTGTGTCTCCAGATCCAGTATCGTAATTTCTTGCTTGTGATTTTACGGAACCAGTATAAGTAACATTTGAAAATTCAACTTGAGCTGGTCTTTGTCTATTTCTTTCTAAAATATGTTGTTTTACTACTACACCAGATGCTAAACTTGTTCTAGCTGGAGTAAAATCTTTAATCATTTTAAATAATGAATTATCAAAGAATTTTATTAATCTAATAAAATCAACTAAATCGTAACTTTTTATATACTTATTAAAATAAGAATCTCTTAAGGTATCTAAATCTGGGTAGTTTCTAGCAGATGATGAAAATTGTCTAGGATCTCCTATATAATCTCCCATGTTAAAATACCCTATTTGAGCATTAATATCATCATTAATTTGATTTTGAGGAGATATAGCTACTTCTAAATAATTTACATCAGGAGTATAACTTTGACTTACAAAAGAATCTTGTTCTATCGATCTATAGGGAGATAAAACATCTATATTTGCATTGGATCCCGTAGGTCTTTCGGGTAGAATATGTGCTCTTATACCTATTTTATCCGTTACTCTATTTTTAATACCTGAAGGTACTTGGTCCTGAAAGATATCTTCTTTATTAGGAACCCATTGACGATTACCAGTTGAAAAATTTATCATATGGTAATTACTATCATTTGTAAATGATTGTGTAATTTGTACTGCTGAACCTGTTACCTTAGGGTGGATTGATGTAAAAGTAGTTTGAGAAGTACTTCCAGTGGTTAATTGAGAACCTAAAGCTGCTCTAAACATTAATTCATTAGGAGTACTATTTATTGTATTACCCTCATTAGAATATGGATTTACTACATAATCAAGGAATTTGCTTTCACTAATTCTTGGAATAAACATTCTATATTCTTGGAAGGACCCAGAAAATGGTTTATAAATTTTACTATTTATTGTTCGATTAGCAAACATATTTAATGCGGCAAAATCTTGTCTATCCCAATCTCTAGCATCAAGTCCTAGTTTAACTTCAGATCCCCTAAATCCTATTTTACCGTCTATTTCATTTGCTGAAAATAATGAAGCAGTTGAATCTGTAGTATTACTTCCAGTAAATGTTACTTGTGCTGACCACCAATCTCCATTAAAAAATGGAGCAGCTACACTACAAGTTATTCCAGAATTTAATTGAGCATTAGGGTAAAATTTTAAAGTACCCCAAGTATCAAAGGGGCTAGCAATAGACCCAGAATGTGAACCTGTTCTAAACCCTGATCCTGTATATTCTAATACTACGGCTGCGCCCGGGGTTGCAAATGTATTATCATTATCATCTGCTAACCAAAGAGATTGAGAATACCGGATAAGACTATTTGGTAAATTATTTACAGCAGGTGGTATTGGAGCTGGTTTAAATCTAAATTGAACTGTGTTAGGAGAGGATGGAAATCCAGACCTAAAATCCTGACTTGGGTCAAATGAAGAAGTTATAATATTATGAGGGGAAGCGTCAATCCCAGTATTAAATGCAAAATTAAATACCTTTTGTTTTAGATCATAATCTTGAGCCTCATTTTTATCTTTACCTCCAAATTCATTTATTCTTAAAATTGTATCTGGGATACCATAAGATGTAATTAATGCTCTTAAACCTGCTATTGTTCCTTTAGTTTTAAGTAAATAAGGAATATTATGATATATTCGTTTATATAATGATTTATTTACATCATTTAATGGGATTATATCGCTTTGAGAAGAAGTTACCTTAGTTTCTATATATTCGGATCCTGTACTAGATACTGGTAGTGTGCTAGTTATATTAGGAAATGGAAATTTATTAGATGTAGGAGTTATTCCTAAAAATGCGGTGTATAAATCTTCAGTATTAAAATTATTTGAATAAAGTTTAATTCCAAAATCCCTAATGGCATCAGCAACTAAATCTTTTGAAATACCAAATTCTAATCTATTATCAGCATTAAATTTATTAGATATATCTTTAGTGTAAATCCATAAATTATCATAATGTTGACCAACCATGTCTACGAATAATTCATATTTACGGTTATCAGGATCTTCTCTTAAATATTCTGGAATAGCATCATATAAATAATCATCATTAGCCTCATCATAATTAGAAGCCGTTAATGCCTGGCCACCATAATATATGCTTCCTGGGGTTGCATTACCCAACCATTCTAGTACTTCTGTACTTCCAGTTGATTGTAATAGGTAAGGAGGGCCCTCAGGATTTTGTTTAGGATAGGATTTAGAAGATCCACTATTAAAGTATAAAAAATATTCATAACCATCAAAATTATTTACAACACTATCAATTTGTGAAGTTAATACTTTAACACTAGAGCTAAATGCTGATGTTGTACTAGTAGTACTTGTTACTTGACCTAAATAGGTATTTAATTGATTACTGGCAGATTCAATTAATCCTACTTTATAATAAAAATTTTCTAAACGTGTTTTAGCAGAACTAAAATGTATAAATTCATTATAATTTTCATAATTTATATTAATGTTAATTTGCTTTTCATTAAGTAAATTTTGAATTTGTTGGGTTGAACTAGTAATATCAGAATTAACTAAAGTATTATATGAAAATAATTGACCAGATTTTCCTGTTTGTTCTTTAACATTTAAGTTAAAATTAGGACCTGATATATAGGTGAAATCCTGTATTTCAACTATTTTATTAGGGAAAGTTATTTTATATAATTGGGGTGAAGATATTTCTTCAATTACCCATAATTCAGTTTTTACATCAAACTCCTCAGGAAGGGGTTCATATAATTTAATTAAAACTGTAGGATTATCTTCTAATGTAGTATCTAATTTAACATTATTAGCAATAACAGTTTTATTATTACCAAAATTAAGATAAAAATCTACAAAATAGTTATTGTTTTCTCTATAAGAAATAAACTCCTCAGTTGAGGAAATAATATTTTCATCAATAATAAAATTACTATCTAATTTTATTTCTGTTCTATCCGAAGATATTTCTTTTATATAATACTTAAACCCAAAATCAGATGATAGTCTTTTTCTATAAAAGTTATATAAAATATTATATACTCCCTGAGTATATCCTTTATTTTCTAATTCTTTTGTAGGTGTAATTAAAACATCCCCTTCTTTAATAGTATATAAAAGACATGGGAGTGTAGAGTCTATTAGATTATTATTTTCATCATATACATAATTTTCTATATAATCTGTAGACTGTGAAAATACGGTATCCAAATCAGAAGATGCTATTAAAGATTCATCTGATTGTACGTAGTTTTGAAATTCAAAACTAGTAGGATTTAATTGTTCTATAGTTATGTTTTTTTCTTCCATATTTTAATAACCTCCACTATTTCCTCCAGCTCCTCCAGCTCCTCCACTACCTCCAGTATTCCCACCAAATCCTCCTACTTGAGTAGAAGATCCTTGGTTTTTAGAAGTATCTGTGGTTGGGGCAAGTTTATTTTGAACTGATGCCGCTATAGCTGCTTCATTAGCTTCTAAGCTTGTTGTTAAACCTCCAAATTGATTAGTTAAACTATCTATATTTATACCTAAAGATTGACCCGTATCTTTTTCAATTTGTTGGACTTGTAATCCTAAAATTTCAGTTCTTAGTTGGGCAATTTCTTCTCTTAATGCTTGAATTTCTTCTAATTGTTCATCAAAATTAATATATTCTCCACTTTCTTTTACTAAATATCTATGAGAATTTGTATCCCCCTCTGCTGGGATTTCATAAAATAATTGTTGATATAATTCAAAAAATTCTTCAACACTAGTTTCTTGTTGAAGATCCTCAGAAATAGATGTGACCCCTAATTCATTAAAACTAGTATTTATAGTTTTTATGTATTGAGCTTTACTAAACACATCTTTCTTTAAATCTATTCTTTTTTCAGTCATTACCCATTAACTATTTTAAAATAATAATCTTCATCTTTAATTATAGTACTACCATTTACAATAGTCTTAATTAAAATTTTATAATATCTTTCAGGTTCAAAACCATTCATATATAAAGAAAAATAATTACTTGTATTATCACAACTAATTTTAGTAAATTGGTCATCAAAATCTATAATAAATTCGTTAGTATCTAAATCTTTTACAGCATAATAAGATGTAGTTGGCAATGCAAAATTAGAGGTATATCTAGAAGAAGTTTGATATGTTCTATCTGGGAATTCAGGTCTTACATTTAATCTAAACTTATTAATACTTTGACTATAAAAAACTCCTGGGTTGTTGTCTAGGGATACAAATACATCCGTAGTAGATATTTCTTTTAATTCTCCCGCATTATAAGATGAATCATCCCATTTAATTTCTAAGGTCGGTGGGTAAATAGTATTAGTATCAACTGAATAAAATTGCATTATAGGTTGGAGTGCTTCTGCTGAACTAAATTCAATCGCATCCTCCCATTTAGCTATAAATCCTTCATTTGCTATATTAGTAAAACTCCCAATAGATTTAGAACTAGAATACCAAACTTTTACTATATCAGTAACGTTTATATTTATATCTTTTTCAGTTCTTAAATCAAAAGTTTGACTTACTTCAATGTTAGTATTATGAGGGTCACTAGAACCTGTGTACCAATTACCTCCACCTATATTACTGCCTGACCAAGAAGCTGTTACATAAGTAGGATAATTTCCATCTATATCCCACTCATTACCTCCATTAAATGTTCTAAAATTCCAACTACACCCATTAGTAGTTAAAGGTGAATCTAAATATGTACCAGAACCATTATTCCATGATCCCGAAATAGGATATACTTCTAGTTCTGTTTCCATTACAATCCCCTGAGCTTGAGCTATAAAACATTTTAAGCTACTAGAGAATTGAGTTCCTCCTACTTTATTATCAATAACATCCCCAATTTCATTTTGATCAAATTTTACTAAAAATCTAAATACCTGTGGTGTAGGATCATAGTTTACATTCAAATTTCCTATTTCCATAATAGGATCTATCCCTGTATTCATTGTAGGATAAAATGAATATATTGAAGTGTCTTTAGAAGGAAATAATTTATATATTGCCATAATTATATTGTTACTACTCTACCTTTTATATCTTCGTTTAAATATTTAACTTCAAAAATGCTAGGATCTAAAGAAGGATATATTATATTTTTTGAGGTTGCGGAACTAACATCATAGGCATATCTTGAATACCCTAATGTAGTACCTGTTTTATTTATTATTTGTACTTTATTTACAGTTTGAACTCCATTTACATTATCTAAAATAATCTCAATATCTTTAATAATAATAGGTTGATTAATTTGCCATTTATTAATATTAAAATATTTTTGAACTTCTGTAATACAGTTAGCTAATATTTCATTATTATTATAATTAGGAAGTGTTATTATTTCAAATTCACATCCTATGTTAATTACATAAGCGTTCTTAATATCAATTGAGTCCCCAATCATCCTATATTGATTAAGATATGTTTTAAGATTTTGTTTTAATGAATTAGATGGAGCTATTAATTTTCTATCAACATCATAGGTTAAAACATAAATACATAAAGTAGTGTCAGCACTTTCAGCTTTTGGTTTTTGAGTATAGGCTTTTGACACCACACCAAATTTAGCTGGCATACTTAGTGCTCTTACTAAATAATCATCAGCAGTTACATTACGTAGTTGTGAATTAAAATTAGATATAGTATTTTGTCTAATTTCTTCTATAGTATCACCATCCTGGCCTCCCGATGCTGCTGTTGGGTTATTAACTGCCAGAGAATCAAAAACAAATTGGGCTGTAACTGGTGTTAAGTTACTATTAATAAATCTAGAATTAATACTATCTAAACTTGTTAGTGAGTTTGCTGCTATATTAGAACTTACTCCCCCACCTGCTAAATATCTAATTGTTAAAGTAGTATTAGAAGGAGCAATACCATAAGTATTAGTAAATATAAAATTAGTAGGAGAAAAAGCCGTAGTTAATTTATTTTTTTCAAATGGTAAACCTAAGCCTACATTATCAGGGTTAGGAATTATTTCTTCATCTGTATCCCCTGGGGTGCCTGATCCAAATTGTATTTGCAATGTTGTTTCATTTAAAAAACGGGTTGCAAATCTACGTTGAGTTTGTTTAGTTTTTAAAATATAAGGTGTATCATTACTACTCAAATAATTATTTGGGTCATTTACATTTGTATTTTTTATATTATCATATATTAATTCTTGCCCTAAATAATCTACTTCGTGATATTGGTTGCCATCAGAATCAAATACATCTATAATTTCTGCTACATCACTAGCATCTATTTCAATAGTAGGGAAAGGAGAATAATTACCTATAGTAAAAGTAGTGGTATTTACTACACCAGATGAAGCCTTTCTTGTTTTTTTTAATAAAAAGAATTCAGGTTCATTTCCAGTAATTTGAGATATTGTAACCTCTGTTGGGTCCAATGAACTAGAAACTGAAAAGTCAACTGGGTCTTCTATTATAAATGATTGATCATCCTGTGATGAAATAGTACTATTACTATCTATTAATATAGAATAACTAAAATCTGGAACCCTTTCACCCCCTGATGTTATAGCGGGTACTACTTGGAAAAATTCTAATAATACACTTGCTAAACCTGTTACTTTAGGCCTATAACCAAACATATAAGCTAATTCATATAAATTATTACTTTGTTTAGCATATTGTAGAAATGTTTCTTGTACTTGAGTATCTAAATAAAAAGAAAGAACATCACCTACATATGATGCTTGTTCCATAAACATCATACCAGGGGAAGTATTGCTAAAATCTGTATAAGTATTTGGAAAATAGGTTTGTGAAAAATTAATTAGTTCACTTCTAAAATCCGTAAAATCTTTATTTAAATATGATATATTTCTATTTATAGCCATTATGAAAAGTTTAATTCTAATTCATCATTTATTCCAGTATTAGGTATATTATATTTTATTTGAACTGTAATTAAATTATGATCTGTTTGTTGAAGAATATCAAGAGATAATAAATTAATTCTTCCAAATTCTTCTTCTATTTTTTGTTGGATATCATCTTTTAAATATTCAACATTATCATTTTGTATTTGGGTAAAAATAAATTCTCTTAACCCACCTCCAAATTCAGGGTTTAATGGTCTTTCTCCAGGATTTGTTAAAAAATAATTAATTAAATTATTTCTTATAGAATCCTTAGTTTGGTAGTTTGAGGTAAAAACAGCATCACCATTAATAGGTAAATTAAACCCAATAGCAACTCTAGGTTGCAAATCCCTAGGAAATACTCTTTTTGCTCCAAATGCCATAATTTATTATTTATCTTTTCATTAATCCCATTATCTGGTCTATACTAACATTTCCTGCTGGAAGTTTTCCATTTGGAGACATTGTATCCATTCCAGGTGTTACACTCATAGGGACATCAGTGGTTGTTGCATTAATTGTTCCATTTGCTCCTGGCATCATTGATCCTAATACATTTTGGATGTTTTCTCTCATAGCCATTTTATTATCTTCGGGCATTGAAGTTTGCATCATAGGGTTCATTGGCCCAGGTGTATCTGCTACTTTTAAGGGTGCAGATGTTCTAGTTTCGATAACTGTTTGTTTTGGAGATTTTACAGCTTCTAAAAGAATATCTTTCATTTCTTCTTGAATTGCTTCTTTAACTGCTTGTTTTATTATCTTTTTTAAGTGATTTAGTTTCATACTTACATGATTTATTATAAATATTAAATTAGTTAGCTTTTAAATTGTTTTGTGTAATATAAAATTTAAGTTCATCTATTAAAATTTTATCATTAGCACTAAATGAGGATTCTCCTTTTAATAAAATAATTCCTTTTTGATTTTTAGCTACTGCTTGTCTACGTTTTAATGAACCAACTTTTTGTTGTGTTTCCATTACACTAATTTTAAACCCATTTATAAAAGGATCTGATTTAACTTCTTCATTTTCATCTAAAGATGCTAATAATTCAGCATCTATTTCTTCTAAAGTAATTTCTTCTTTATCTAAATAATCTTGGGCACAAATTTGTAATAATGCATCTAATCCTTTTAGTAAATCAATAGCTAATTTTAAAACTGCCCTTAATACAGTTAAAATAGATAAAATCATAATAGTTAGTCCTTCATATTTAGCGATAAATTTTTCAAATTGATCTAGGGCACTAGAACTTTTTAAAGTTGCACTCATGGGTAAAGATGATATAAGACCACCAAAATCTTTAGCTGGGGGTGTACCTATTGCTTGTGGTACAGGTATATTTACTGTAATATTTTTTACTAATTTAAATATTTGAAAAAGACTTAAAACTATACCTGTAATTTTTACTAGAGCATCTACAAATTTATAAATAGAATTTAATATTTTTACTATTTGGTTTCTTTTTTTAATTAACTTTTTAAGTCTATCGGGGCTAGGGCAATCTTTTTTACTAAAATCTTTAAATTTATTTTCAATCCCTTCCCTTAGTTTACTAATACCAAACTCTGCAATCATCCCTATAATTAGGGGCATATATTTTTTTACTAAATCTTTTATTTTTTTACCTACACCTTTTTGTAAAGATTGGAATGAATCTTTGGGTAATATATTTTTTAAATTTGCAATTTCTTTATTACCTATATTTTGATATTTAGTAGTTTCTTTTTTTAAATCCGCTATAAAAGGCTTTAATAATACTACATCTAAACTAGATTTTACTATTTGCTCTGAGGAACTGATATAATTATAGGGGGATTTTGATTCAGTAGCAAATTTTTGTTTAAGACCATCAAATTTAATTTTTGGAACTTCTAATACGTGAAAAACATCCTCTTTCGTTTCTTCTACTCTTATTTTAAAAGTTAAAATATAACTTCCTTTATCATCCGATTCAGTTTTAAAAGTTTTAGGTTCGTTAACCAGGGGGTTATCTTCTTTTGGTAATTGGGTTTCAATTGAAATCTTTACCCCAATAACCGGTTCTTGAGTATCTTTATTAGCTATTCTACCTTCTACTTTATATTCTCTTACTAATGGAGGTTTTGCATCAGGTGGCCCTAATCTTTCTACTGTAGTAGGTAAAACTTCCCAACTATTATTATCATTTTTTAACCCAGTAGGTTGATAATCTGTTATTATTTGATTAACTAGTTGAGCATCAGATGCCCCAAAATTTTTTGGTCCTTCTTGAATTGGGAACCCTAAATTATCTGTTAATAACGCCTGATTTTGGATACCGTTAGTCCGTATGTCGACTATGTAACCATTAGATAATATGTATTGGGCAATAATTCTCATTTTTCTACTTTTACCTTATCAGATAATAATGGAGCTTTTTCATCCGCTACTAAATTTAATATGCTTTCTATAACTCCTCTAGCTGCTGTAGCCATAGGAGGTACTATAGCTTGAGGTACAGGTGCACCACCGGGCCAATCCCTTAAGCTTTCTAATGAAGAAAGTAAATTATCAAATACTTTTAATAATTCTTCAAATTGATCCATAAAATCATTTCCTAGTATTACGGACTGAGAAGAAAATTTACTACCTAATTTTATTTTATTACTATCAACAATAACACCTTTCTTAGTAGAAATACCTATATTATTAACCGATGTTAAAGCTATTTGATTTTTTGAAGATAAAATTATATCATCTGTAAAAGTATTAAATACTAAACGACCTGAGGTTAAAATAATTTGTGGTTTATTATATTGTTGTATAGCTACTGGTGGTGTTGTAAATGCCTTATAATTTTCTATGCTGCTAATTAAAGGTAGTCTTTGGGTTGAACTTAAGTAAATAGAAGATAAATCTCTATTTATGTTTTCTACAGTGGGTACCCACCCATTAGTTTCAGTATTAGGACTAGGTCCATTTCTAATTATAGAAATAGGGTCTCCATTATTACCTGCTGTTGACCAATTATTACTTTTACCCTTTTCTATTTTAGCCGTATTCCCTAAACGAATAGAATTTCCAAATCTACCTTCTATAATCATGTCACCTGGGAAAGGTAAAAGTGGAGAAATGTTTGATTTTTCTATAAAAGTTTTTTCAGATGGGGAATTAAATAAGGGTGTCGGGGGGTCTGTTTGCCCCGGAGATAAAGGATTTGGATAAGCATTATGGTGTTGACTATTCCAAATATTTACTGGGTTTAGGTAGAAAAATGTTTTAGTATCAGAAGAACCAGGTATTAAACTAGGTAATTCTCCATCTTTACTATTTAAAGCAAATATTATAACTGTTTCATCAATTAAAGGATAATGTTTAATATTAGGAAAAAGGGGTAAAGCAAAACCATCATTTACCTCTCCAGAGGTTTCAAATCCTGTAAATTCTATAATTCCAATACTACTCCAACCACCATAAAATGACCATTTGGGGTGGTTTCCATTTAAAATAATATCACTAACCCTAACATAGTTTATTACAGAAGATACGGCTTGTAAATTTTTAATTAAGGCAGAATTATCTCCCCCCATTAAAGAATTATTTAAACCTGAAATTCCAATATTATTTTTCATCTTTATTTCCTTCGAAGTTTTCGTTAAGCTTATCTAATTCAGCTATTAATTCAGCTTTTTCTTCTTCTGTTATACCCAATGAATCTTCACTAGAACTATTATTAAGCGTACGCTGTACTATCGTAGCCATTTTAATTAATTGTTCATCGTTTCTTACGCCAATTTCCATATATTCTTTAATAAGTGGTACAATTAAAGTTGCGTCCCCTATATCATTTATAAGTGGTTTTAATTCAGAAATTAACCCAGTAATTTGAGTTTCTTTTCTTTTTTGATTATCATAAATTTCACTTAATATATCCGAAAATTTTTTCTTTCCGAATATTACATTGTCTAATGATCCCATAATATTTTTTGATTATAAATATTGATATAAAGAGGGTTTTAGAATCTGGTATAGCCATTTTCTAAATAAAATATATATTGGGATTTAAATATATCGTGTAATTTATCAGCTATTTTAGTGATTTTTGGGGTTTTTACATCTACCATTTCTCTTATGTAAATATAAAGTGCTTTTTTATTAAATACTTCTAAATCTTCTCTTTTACGAAATAATTCTAAAATTGCGTCCGCTATTTGGGCATCATTTTTTTTAGGAAATAATTCAAATATATTTTCTGATACATGACCTATAAAAATATCTACATACTTATCTAAATCACTTTTTATTCTACTATCCCCCATGCTATAAACATGGGATGAACCTTCTTTTGATAATTCGTCTACCCCTACTTTATTAATTTTTTTCTTATAATTTTTAGTATTATATAAAATTAACCATCTTTTTACTATAGTACCAAAATATGAATATGCTTTTGCTCCTCTAGTAGGATCGAATAAATGAATTTTAGATAAAAGAAAAGTAATAATTTCATGTTGGAGATGTTCCAAATCTGTAACTTCCGTATGGTAAAATTTAAAAGTATGGATTATATTTTGGGTAAGTTTAAAAAAAGGGTAATGAATATCCCTTTCATATATTTTACTTCTTAATTCTGAATCTTCAACAGAATCTAAATTGTTATATTTTACAATATAGTCTTCTGTTTCTTGGGTAAAATAATTTTTACTCTTTTTTCTTCTTTTTCTTAGGGCCATTATTATTATTGGTCAATTTTAAATCGTGAAAGATCATTTTGTAAAATTTTTATTTCGTTAAAAAACCAACCTATTTCATCATCGCCTTGGAATGTGCCTTTTTCGTCTATTTCTCCTAAACGTTTTTGGGATTTACTTACTTGTTCTGTGATGTTATTTATAAATTCGGATTGGGAAATAATAATATCTTCTGCTTTTTCATTTTTTTTCAAAAGGTTAAAAGTCGTGTATCCTAAGATAACGACTAATAAACCTAAAATTCCTATTATTACTTCTAATATCATAGACTGTCTAACATATTCTTTAATCCAGGGCTTGATATTGTATTAAGTGCCTTAGATTTGGATGATTTTATATTGCCGTTTAATGTATAATTTTTCTTTGGAGTATCCACGCTATTCTTAGAGAACTTTGGTAACCATTCAATTTCAAATTCAATACGTGCTGCCATCATATCAGCTTGGTGTAAAATGAATGGAAGTGATGTGCGAGGTTTTTGTTCTGGCATAAATGCTTTTAAATATTTCTCATTTGCTGCGTCATATAAACCATCATGGGTCTGAATAGCAATCATTTCATTAAAAGTATATTTAATATCATGTTGTTGAAGTAGAAATAACCCACGATCTGGAACGGATGAGAATGGTAATGCTTTATTAAACATATAATCTTCACCTAATTTATCACGTCTCCAATTATCTGTTTGAGGCACATATGCTTCTTCAGTATCAGAACCCATTTTACCTAGGTCATGATTAATCGCCGAAAATACCAATTCTTCCTGGGTAAATGTCGTCATATTACAACCAAATCCCTCCCATACAGCGGACATGGATAAAGCTGCTTTTACAACTCTATTAACGTGATCTACATACCCACCTGGGAATGCTGAATGGTATTCTTTCTTATGGGCTGCGGGCATTAATATAATACGGTCTTCATATTTATTATAAAAATCAAGTAAACGTTGCCTACGATCTCCAGTAATATATGTTTCAATGTTAGTAGTAAATTCAATCCAATTAGATTGGAGTTGTTCTGCTGTTAATTTCATAACCTTAATTTTATTTATTTATATATTATTAATTTCATTACTACTCATTTCTTCTCTTTCAACCATATCTTTAAGATCTTCTACAATCCCCTGGGCTTTAATGATATTAGTTTTATAAGATTCAATTGGTGATTGTCTGTTTACTATTTGCTGAAGTGTAATTAGAGTAGTTTCTAATAAATCTAATTTTTTGTTGATTAAATTTCTATTTCTCATGGCTTATTTATATTTAAAACAGGGTTATCCATAACCCCTAGTTATTATTACCTTTATTCCCTTTATTCTTTCATTTTTCTAAATTCCTGTAATACCAAGGTACGTATAGGAATTTAAAATGGCACGCTATCTTTTACTTTCTTTTAATATTTTTTGAAATTTAAATATATGTGCGCACTTTTCATATTCTTCTGTATCTTGAAAATATTGAAGTGCACTTTCTAGGGTTTGATTTAATATTTTATTATCAAAATCTAAAACAGCATATGTAACTTTTTTATCCAGAGGGTTAATTTGGTTTAAATAGTTAAATGCTCTATTAAATACTACAAATTCTGATGCCTCCCTAGTAGATTCCGCATTATAATTAGGTTCTTCTTTTTTTAAAAACTTTTCTAATTTTGAGTGAAATATAAAATGATTTACTATCAATTTAGTAAACATACCCAATTTATGATATGGGCTATTATTAAATATAGCTAAAGCCTTTTTTTGAAATGTTTCATCATTTTTAGCTTCTGGTGAATCATTAAATAAATTAAAAATTTTATCTTTATTCACTTCCTTGTAATTTTAATTGTTTATATGCTTTTTCTGCTGCTTCATCAAGTGATGTTTTCTCTTGATCTTTTATTGATGATGTTTTTTCTTGCCATTCTTTAAAGAATCCCTTACGGTTAGCTTTAAAACCATACATTTCAACTATTTTAGCATTGAATTGTTCCATCAATTATACATATGCATTTAAACCAACATTTACTCCATCTCACTAAGTTCTTTTTCAATCTGAAATTTAATTTCTTCTAAAATTTTATATTCTTTAACTATATTTTTTTTATTAGGGTTATCTGGGTGGTAATTCCACATTTCTTCCATTACAGTAGATGTTGCCACTAAATCATTAATTAATTCTGCTTTTTGCTGGTCTAATTCCTCTTGTTTTGACATATTATTTAAATTTATTTCCTATTAAGTTAATTGTTTCTTTTGCCTCTTCCAAACTAATTTGAAAAAATTCTTTACTACTGTTAACACGTTGTGCCTTTAATTTATGGTGTACTTCTCTTTCTACCATTTCACCATTAAAACATTGATATGCCCATTCTACTATATAAGGCAAAGCAACCCCAGTAGCAGAAGATATTTGTTTAGCTCTTTCTTCTGGTAGTTTTTTAGTATATCCTATTTTTAATAACCCAGGTTGGGTTGGGTTTGATAGTATGTATACCCATTGATCTCCACCGCCTCTATCCGCATACAATCCATATTTTTTACCCGTATAATACGTTATATCTTCCCATCCCTCTCCTTTTGCGCTAGGTGTTAATGTAAAATATTTAGCGTGTTCTAAATCCGTATTTCCATAATTTTCACGAAGGGGAATAAACCCCTTCGCTTTAGTTTTTGTTATTCTTTCCATTATGCTACTAATTCTAATGCTTTACTAAACATTTTTTTATTTACGTCCTGATCTTGCTTAAAATTCTTAATAACTCGAGCTTGACGAATTTTTCCACCTTGAGTTTTATACTCAAAATTACCTT